ACTTTTGCTGTATCATCGCTCATTTTTATGATCCTTTACTTTCATTGATAAAAACTTTCTTGTATTTTCTTCTCAATCAGTCCCAGTCTTGAACTGAATCGACTATATAGATCACAGAGTCTATAGAGAGCTTGTCTCAAGGCTTGATGTCCGAATAGTCTGTATATAGTTTCTTTGTTGTGAGCATTGAACCTCAAGTGATTCAATCCTTGTCAGAGACAGGCTGAACACAACAAGGAAAAGTTGATTTCTGAACTCGAGCAGTGACCATATTTGAATTTCTTTCACTTCTTGAAAGAGTTGCTGTTTTGTTGTATAGTATGCTCATTTTTTTAGACTGGAAGATTAAAATTTCTATACTTATTCAATAGAGTCTTGAAGCTGAAGAAGATATCATCAGAGCTTGCTCCGTTCACACTTCAGAATGTGATTTGTTCATCTCCTAGCTTGTAGGATTGAACTCATTCGTTTCCGTGTTTTTGATACATTCAGCTTGCGAGCATCATTTCCATCAGCTTGAGATCATCAGGAAGGTCATCAACAGGATTTTGTTGTCAATCAACAGCTCTTGCTCTATCATATCAAGCAGTATATTCAATCTCAGCGAATCAGAAGTCATTGACTGAAATGTTTTTGAATATCACTCTTCTATCATAGATCACAAAATAGTCTGTTCATTTTGTTCCTGTTTCTGAATCTCAATTGATTTTGTCGATACTCTTCACAGGTTTGTTCTTGAGATATATCTCAAATCATCTCGATGTCTGAACGATAGCTCTTGCATCTATATTTTGAGTGTATGTTCACAAATCAAAACTATCAACTCAACAAAGCTGATTGATTTGATTTTCTGCAGCATTCAAAAAAGAAGTCAAAAGAGAATCTTGATCGTTTCAACTGATTCAGAGATATTGTTTGAATAGTGTCAAATTTGAATACATCTCAATATATTATTTTGATAAATATCTATTTTCTTTTCACTTTTTGCAATTTCTTCAAGAAGGCTTGCAATAGTGTTTTTTCTGATTTTTTAGCCATTTTCTCAATATTTTACTAATCTAAAGATTGATACTCTGCGACTAAAGTATCAGCATCAGCTTTTTTCACAATATTATCTCAAGCAACTACTGAAGTGATCATCTCTTCTACAAGAGCAATTGTATCAGCATCATCATCAGCTTTTCGAGATCATCCTATTCAAAGATAGAATGTTGAAACTTCATCATCTCAAGTTCATTCTGTTTCAACTTTCATTGAGATGACTTCAGCTCCTTTTTTATCTACTATGCTGACTTGTGATTCTGAAACAGCTGTGATTTTATATACAGGAGTTGTAGGATCTTCATCGCTGACAATTGTGAAATAATTTGAATATAATCTGAGCAAACTTTTTCGCTTGTATGTCACGAAAGTTCAGTTGTTTGAAACATTCGCTTTCACTCAGTCAGAGTTTCTGACATACATTGTTTCTCAAGATACATTCTTCACAGTTTTCAATATTTTTTTCATTTGAGCAGCTTCTTATTGAGTAAATCTCCATAGGAGAGAAGGTTCATCGTTATAACCGACAACCTTCTCTCTTCATTCTATGAAGTTATTTGAGACTATAATGTCACATTGATTCATAATCAAACAGTCTTTCCTAGTCCTGCAACTTCGTTTGCAATAGCAAATCCGAATTCCATTGTAGCAACTAAGTCAACTCATTTTCCAGGAACTTTGAAAGCATCTATTTCAAGAGGCTGTCCGAATCCGTATTGAACAGCAGGCTTGTAGATAACAGCAAAAGATCCTTTTGTGTTATTTCCTGAAGTTGCATCAACAAGTCCTGAAGTGTTTGTCTTTGCAGGGAAGTCTCTTGCAACTAGCTTGTCGATTCCCCAAACTTTTGAAAGGATTCAGCTCAATATAGTTGCTTGAGGTCACATCTTGTCAAGAGTCACTACTTCATCGAAAGCAAGTGAATCTAGGTAGATGTTTGAAGGCTCTATGATCAATAAGTTGTTCAAGTCTGCTTGATATCCAGGATCAAGAACTTCAACAACATCAAGATATGATTGAGCATCGAATGTTCCGATTGAAACTCCAGTGTTTGCAATTCCGACCATTCTGATACCGTTGTCTTGCTGTGTGAAGTAAGGACTTCCTGAATATGTTCCGTTTACATTTCCAGATCCTGAAGCTGTGTCATCGGCATTGATGATAACTGCATCAATAGTTCTTGCAGCAGCTCTATTGATTCTTTCTCTGATTGTAGATTCAAGTTGTTCAGGTCAGTAGTTCAACTCTCTCTTTGATAAAGAAACAGTCAAAATGAATTGTCCTTGAGTGATTGTCACTTCTCAAGTGTGAGGTCAATTGTTTGCAGGAGTTATGAAAGAACCTGCTCCAGTTGTCCATTCACTATTTCCTGTGAACAAATCAGCTTCTCAGATTACAGGAACTTTTGCACTGATAGGCATATCGTTTCCGTGATTTCCAGGAAGTAAAGGAAGCAATTTTGAATAAGTAGGAACTAAGTCAAGCATAGGATCAAGCAAAACATTTGTAGGGATTAAGTTTGATCCGAATCCACTTGCACCTGTGTTCATAACTTCGTTTGCTTTTGTCTCCATAGCTTCGAAGTCTTTAGCATCGTAAGATATTCAAGCGATATCTTTTGCTTTCATCATTAAGTCTTTAATATTCATTTTTTTGAATAAGTAAGAGAATAAAAAGGGAGGAATTAAATATTTTGAAGTTTATCAACAAGCTTTGAATATCTGCTTGTGACTCTCTTCGTTTGAGGAGCTTGATATGTATATCAAGTCTTCACAACTGTATTTGATACAGCTTTGTCAACTTGTCAGAGAACTTCGATTGTGTTTCATAACAAGTCGAGTGTTTTTTCGAGTTTTCACTCAAGCTCTTTGATTTTTGCATCTTTTTCAGCAATTAAATCATCGAACTTTTTCTCAATTGATTTCATCTCCTGAGAGATAAATTTTTCAACTGATTTTGTTTGAAGATCCTTCAAGCTTTTTGCAGCCTCTTCAACAACTTCTCAGCTGTTTGATTCAGTTCCAGAATCATTTTCAGAATGGTCTGACTCTTCCTGAGTCTCTTCTATTTCAGAATTTTCATCTGCTTGATTTTCTGTTTCTTCAACAGTTTCAGTTTCAACTGACTTTGTTTCTGTTTCTTCTTCAACAGATTCGCTTTCAGTTTCTTCTGCTTGAGGATTTTCCTCAGTAGTTTCTTCTGTTGCTTCAGATTCATTTTCTGCAACAGTCTCAACTGCTGTTTCTTCTCACTCAATAGACTTTTCCTCTTCTTCTACTTCCTCAGTTTCAACTTCTTCAGATTTTTCTTCTGTTTCAGTCTCTTCTGATTCACTAGAATTTTCTTCTTCGGATGTCTCTTGAGTTTCAGCTTCTTCGTTTGGGATTTCCTCAGCTGTTTCTTCTTTCTTAGAAGGAACTTCTGCAGCTATATCAAGAGGGACATCTTCATCTTGATGAGTTTCCTCTGATTCTACTTCTTTGATTTCAAAGCAGTCTTGCATTGATTTCATCAAAGCATAAGCATTCATAGGAACAGAAACGACACTGATTTCAAAGAGTTCGAGATCCTTGATTGTGTTTGTGTAGTCTCGATCTCCGTTGTCATTCTCGTATTCTTCGAAAGAATTCTCTTTGATTCTGAATCAGATAGAGAATGCTCTGAGAACACCGTTTTTGATAGCTGAAATCACTCAGTCAATGTCTTGAGTGATTCTTGCTTTTATGAACAATCCTTGATTGTCGATAGTTGCTTCAGTCACAACTCAGATAGGTTTGTCCATATTGTGCTGAAGTAAAACAACAGGATTTGTCATATACAAATCGAGAGCTTTCTTGAATGCTTCAGGCTCAACGATATCGTGTCATCTATCTTTGTCTTTTGTTGAAGCATATCCTTGAATCTCGATTCCTTTGACTCAGTCATCATCGAATTCAGTGACTGACTTTTTGTCCCAAAGGACTTGAAAGAAGTTTTTTTCTTTCACGAGTTTGATTTCTTTTTTCATTGCTGACATTTATGTGATAAAATTACTCATTGACTCTATATAGGATCGTGCATCTGCAATTGACTCATCCTGGAGGATATTCAACACCTAGAGGATACACGAAATCTAAAGGGACTCGATCAAGTTTCTCGCAATCCATATGTTCAGGTCTCACTTTAGCATCATCGCAAGTCTGTCGCTTTTTCACTATATCGATTCACACTGATTGAAGCTGTCTCATAGGCTGAACATTTCCGTATTCATAAGCCTTTCACATTTCAGTCACTGCAATCGTTCTCGCTCTTGCTTTTCAGAATAGTTTCTCATTCACTTTCACGATCTCATCTCTGACTTGATTATATGTTCGATTGTTATCAAGTCACTGTTTGAGGACATTGATCACATCAAACTTTGTTGTGTGAGATATCACTCAGCGATAGTTTGAGAGATGCAACATTCATCGATCTTTCACATAGTTGGATATCACATCCTGACTATAGATGAAAGCATTTTCCTCGAGAATTCTTCTGAACTTTCTTCGAGCTGTTTTGTAGCCTCTTTCAGTTCCTTTTCATATAGGGACTTGAAGCTGTTCAATCATCTCATCTATTCACATCTCTCTCCGAAATCATCCTAGAGGCTCATCAGATATTTCATCCTTCCAGTCTTTTTTTGGATAGATTGTAGGAGTTTGAGTCAAGTAGTTGTAGGCGATTGATATATTGAGGGGGAATTTCGTGTATAACTCCTCGAGATTCTCCATCAAAAACTTTTCTTGTTTAGCAAAGCTTTTTTGACATATCGTGTAAGCTTTGACCTCTTTTCTCAGTATTCTTCTATAATCTGCTGACACTGTCATTTTTATATCTCATCAGGAGATAAAACAGCATCAAGACTCGCATCTTCTAAAAGCTCCATATTCTTTGATATCAATAGTTTGTCTGCATTCTCATCAGGAAGAGCTTCGAGTCATCTATCAATTCTGATTTCATTGATTGTTCTGAGTCAAGCTGCAATATCTTTTCTCTGAGATTCAAGATATTCTTCACTGAATGGAATTGTTTCTCCATCGCATTTGATGATATATTTTTCACTCATCGCAGGGATGAACATTTCAATCAATCTATTCAATATATGTTCGAAAGCTGTTTCCATAGGGAATATAGTTCACTTGTAGAATTCTTTCGAATTATTGTCTCCGTTGTTGTAGTTCACATCATCAGAATATCACAAGATAGATTTTGGAACTCAGAAAGCTGAAGCGACTTTCTCTGTTGTGATTTTCCTCTGTGCAACTGTTTCCATATCACGAGGAGAGAAAGAGAGAGTCTTGATATCAGATATTCCTGCTCCTATGAGCATCTTGTGAGAATTCTCTAGTCATTTATATTGAGCATCGAACTGATCCTTTGCATTTTGCATCTCTTCATCAGTCATTGATTCATTGAGAACAAGTATTGCTGAAGGGACAGCTGAATTTTGATAGTAGTAGTAGTTTGAGCGAACTGCACTCAAATCATTCAGAACATCATACATCAATCCTGTCAAGATACTTCTTCAATCGTTTTCATTGTGCATTGAGACATCATATTTGAAATATGCAATCTGTCGAGGAGCATATTCTATAATCTGTCAGGAGATGAAATTTGATTGAACAAATTTGATGATGTTTCAATTCTGATCATAGAATTTTGTCATCATCCTAGAATCAAGGATTTGAAATCAAGCGACTTCTTCATAGAGATTGAACATAGGGACAATATACAATTCTCCAGTGATGAGATAGTTTCTGAACAAATCTCTTTTGAAGTCTTGAAAAGTAGGAACTTTGAACAAGTCAAGAGCTTCGAAATCTCTTGCTCTATCTTTTAGTTGATTTCAGTCTGAATCTTCAAGATATAATCAAAATTTTGAAACATTGTTTGCTATTTTCTTCACAGCTCACGAAATATCAGCATTTGTTTCGTAAAGTTGGAGAAAGTTTTCTTTTGAAACGACAAAATCTTTTGTTTCGAAAAAAGGAACATCTCTCGTTGATCAGATGAAATTTTTTCTAGTAAAGTTGATATGATTTCACAATGCTGACCTTGTGAATTGATTTTTGATTTTGTCTAATAATCACATTGAGATCTCGTGAATATAAATTCATTATTTTTCGCATTATACTCACGGATGTCGATTTCTCAAAGTTCAAGTTGTAAAAAAAACAGACTTTTTTTGTCTGTTTTTGTTTGTTTCAAGAGTTTGTCTAGTTTTGGAGTAGGTTTTGCATATATACAGCGAACAATCTTCAATCTCACAAAAATCAATATTCTCTAGTCGTTCAAGTATTCCTATATATTTTGACTCAGTCTTTCATCATCTCATAGTTGAGAATCTTATCAAGATTGATGCTCTCAGTTTTTTTGTCTGATATATAGATGATTCTCTTTGTTGTGACATAGAGCTTTCACTCATCATCAAGATATCTTGTCACTGTTTTCTGTATATCAGGAGATATAGATCAAACATTGTAGGATAATCACTTCGCTATTTTCACTCTATATCTGAGTCCTCAGTAGTTTATCCTCTTTGTAGATGTTTTCTCCTTATATATTCACACAGGAAAACAAATCAGAGCCTTTTCTCATTTATTCAATACAAAGTTCACATTCAATTCAGGATGTGTTCAATCCTTCAAAGTCTGAGTGATAGCATCTGCTGTTTCTTGATATTTTGAATCGCTCATTTCTTTCTTTTCTTTCTGAGAAGCTTTTGCTATCACTGAGAGCATTTTGATGAAACTTCGGATTCATCAAATCAATCAAGCAAAGAAAAACAAAGCTCAAATAGATGCTTCTGTCTTTTTGCTGTAGTGACAGACTGTAGAGCATATTCATATGATGAGCAGCAATATCAAACATTTGCTCCATCGACTACGATTTCGAAAATCTGAAATCTTTCAAAAAAATTGTTTCATTGTGTTGTGTGTTGACCATATAAAAAAGACACCTGTATTCTATACAAGTGTCTCTGAATTGCAATAGACTATTCTGATTTCTCTTCTTCTTTTTTTGCATCTTCATCATCTCTTGCAATGCTGATTTTAGGGAGTTTTTCAGCATCAGCTTCAATGATAGAGAAACAACTAGGAAGAACAACTTTCTCAGGAACAGTCACAGCAAGATGAAGCTTTTCTTTTGCTTCTTTCAAGACATCTACTGATTCGTTGTAGTAGTCAACGACCTTCACGAAAGTGTCTTGCAAATTGTTTGCTTGTGCAATCAACTTTCTCATTGAAGTGATTTGATCAGCTAGATGTTGGAGATATTTGATAGCATCAATCTCTCCTTCAAGATGTCTCTCTTCTGACCATTTGAAAACAGTCTCTGAGACTTTTTCGTAAGTTTTTGCTCACATTGTTTTTTTATATAAGAAATAAAAAACTTAATGAATATAGTGTGCATTGTATCCTTCAAGCTCTCTGATTCTGTCAATTGCTTTCTTATAGGATAGATGCTCTCAGATTTCTTGATTGTAATTTTCAGGAACTATGCAGCTTGAATATGCCACAATCTCGAATCCGTTTTTGAGTGTCACGAGACACACAGTAGTTTTGACTCAAAGTTTGATGAATTCCTTTGATTCAATCATTGATTCAATTTCTTCTTCAGTAAGATGAGAAGCTTTTGCTTTTCTACTGAATATATTGTCTAAGAATGACATTGTTTTTGTTTGTAAGGAGATAAAACTATTTTTTTTCATCTTCTGCTCGCTTGACATCTGTCAGACTATCTTTTCTGTCCTGAACTCGTTTTCGAAAATCAAACAGATTTTGTTGTGTGATAGGTTTCACTTCATCCATATGTGACACAGAGTCTTTGTGAAGGAATTCGAGGATCTTTCTTTCTACAGCCAACAGCTCCACAGCCTCACTCACTTCATATCAGACTTTTGTATGATATAAGAATTTTTTCATTTTGTTAGATTGAGGAGATAAAAAAGCCTGTTCAGACATCGCTTGTTGCAAGCAATATCGCATCAACAAAGTCATCGTGTTCTCCGTTCGGAAATTCGAGACATTGATTGATTGCTTCCTCGTTTCCTGGTCAAAAGACAATCTTGTGATCTTCGAAATCCATCTGTCTCTCAAGGACTCTTGTCACTTTGTCTTTGATTGTTTTATAAGGCTTCACAGCCATTCAATATCTTGCGATGTGTTTTTTCATAATGAGCTGAAATGCAACTGTTTCAACTATCACTCTTGTCGCATTCCGTTTCACATACAAAGCTTTCAAAACTTCCATCGCATTTTTGAGGTCTTTCTCTTCTTCCTTCAGTCAGACTGTTTCAAGTATATGTCGCCTCTCGTTTCTGTATCAAGCAACACACATCGCAAACAAGTCTGATCATTGCTTTTCACTCGATGCAGGATCAACTCAGATTTGAATCTTTGAATAGTCTGTATATTCGAGACATTTCATATCATACTGAATCATCGACCTCTTGATGATATGCTGTCCTTGTATGTAAGGAATCAGCAAGTAGTTCTGTCAGAATGATATACTTCAGAGCCTTCTCCTTTCTGTTTCAAGTGATGTGTATTTTCTATTCGAGTCTTTGATTCAAACATTCAACTCTTCAGCTTCAGCATCAGTCTCAACAAATCTGTCTCGAACAATCTGATTGTTTTCATCATATATCGGAAGATTGATGATGACTCGCTGCTTGTCGTTCTTGATATGTTGTTCGAATCTAGGGACAATTCAATCTTCATAGATCACATTTCAGAGAAATATCATCTGTGTCGCTCCTGTAGTTCATCAGAGAACTTCATTCAATAAGAATTCAAATCATCTCTCAATTTTTTTTCTTGAACTGCAGGATTGAATTGTATCTACATCATCGAATATCAACAAATCAGGTCTGAATTTTCCATCGCTCGCTGTATAATTCTTTCATCTCGGAGATGTTCAAAGAGACATCGCTCTGATATAGCATTCATTCTCTGTCACAAATTTATCAATCCTTTTTATTTTCTTTGATGTTCATCTCGATGAATATTCAGGATAGTATATGTTTCAGAAATCATTCACGAATCTCGCTCATCATTCTGTATCTCCTATGAATGAGTTCGCAATATATGTCAGATTTTCTGTTGCATTGTCTATCGTTTGACTGTATCGCATAATATTTCTTTTTTTCTTGTATGCGATGCAGTAAGAAACAAACATTTGAGCGATTGTTGTTTTTGCTGATCATCTGAATCACTTGATGAATACATTCTTTCATTGATAGAGAGCTTTGTATATCATTCTCAAACATTTCGGAGTATCGAAAGAATAGTATTCTCTGAAATAATAGTTGCAAAATTCAAAGAAGTGATTCTCAAAGAAAGCTCTCCTGAATCTCCTATCTTGCATTTTTGCAAGAATGAGTCATCTATCGATCATCATCTTCTCAGTCATCTTCGTGAGGGATTAGAGAAGATAAAAGCTCTTGATCCTCATCGGAGAGAGGAAGTTCTTCGTTCTTGATCGTGCTGTTTGTTTGAGTGATGTTTGAAGGCTCTAGGAGTTCAGCTTTGACCATTTTCAAGAGTTCTCTGAGTTTGTAGATATCTCATTTTCATTCTCTGATCAAATCCATCTCTTGATGAATAGCTTCAATCATTCCTTCAATGAGTTCTTTTTTCATCTCATAATATTGAGATTTTGGAATCATCAAAGATTTGATTTTTTCTCTCTCTGTTCTCTCAAGAGCCTTTCTCTCAAGTTCCTCCTTGTAGCGATCTTTCATTTCTCTCCGACCTGCTGTGTGTTCATTGATAGTTCCGTTTCATTTTCCGAATTCAGCCTTGATTCGCTCTGAAAGTTCAATGTATTCGCTTTCAAGCCGTTTCCTTTTCAACTCTGGTCGATTGTATTTTTGCTTTGCCATTTTTGTTGAATTAGACTATAAAGAGTCTCTTGTCTCACTACATCCTCTCTTTCTTGTAGATGACAATCTTTAGCTCAAAGAATAACCATCAGATTTTGTATTCTCTGATTCAATGTCGTTTCTCTACATAGAAGAGAGGGAAGAGATAGAAGAAGTTTTCAAAAAATCTGATTTTGAATTGCTTCTGTCTTTTTCGATGTCGTTGCATCTTTGGATTTTTTGTTTGTAGATAAAACTATGAATGATTTTCCTTCCATTCATTCCGTGATTGATCCTTTTCTGCTTTTCTGTCTCGATTAGGATGTAGCTCAAAGAGTTGATCGTTGAGTCTCTTGTATTTCTCATAAATCTCTTTGAAGAAAGAACTTCAAAATTTTGAAATCAAAGTCTGATTCTTTCAATATTTCTCAATATATTCCAAATCAGCAACAGCATCAGCTCAAATCTTCTTGATGAGATTCTTTCTGTATTGCTCCTTGATTTCTATAGCTCTCTTGTCTCCGTGAGACATTGCTTCATTGCTTCGAGGGAATTGAGGTCGCACATTGTTTTCATTGAAACAAGTTGCATTGATAGAAGCTGAGACAAAATGTCATCATTGAGTCTCTCTCCAGTGAACCTTTTTTCCTGTTGTAATTTCTTCAACGATTCAATTCTGATCTGCACGAGAGATTTTGCAATATAGCTGAAATTCTTCTTTTGCAAGAGACTTTCAAATTGTCTTTGTTTTCTTGTTGTGAGGAATAGAAATTGAACGAGATCATTTTCTATTTGCAGCAATTCCTTTTTTGATTTGTCTCTCAAATTCAGCAATTGCTGACCTTTTCTCTTTTTCGCATTTGTTAGCATTTGCGATTTTGTATCTTTCATATTTTCTCACATATTTATCGAGTAGTCAGGTTTCAGGATCAACCTTATTGATATATTTCGTTGTCAATGCTTTGTAGTAGTTGAGCTTTGTTTGTTCATTTCTGATTCTACGAGCTTCAAATACTTGTTCAATTTGCTTGACTGATACAAAGTTTTTCTTCATAACTGAAAATGCTCATCATATAAATGATGAGTCTCTAGTCTTTTTCCATCTACACCGAAAATATAATGAAAATTATCAAAAAATCAAGTGAATTTCTATAATTCAGTGATAGCTGAAAGTTTGCAAAAAATATATTTTTACTATTTTATTTTATTTGTCAATAGTTATAAAAGACAGGAGATGGATTCAAAGAGTAGAGGAATATTTTATTTTTTTACTTTTTGAATAAAATGAAAATTGATTTTGCAATAGAGAAATATCTCAAATATAGAAAGTTTGTCGAGAAAATTTCTACAAACACCTTGAAACTTCATAGATGAGCATTGACTCGCTTTGTGCAGTTTCTTTTTGCTGAAAGATCAGAAATTCCTGACCTTGATGAAATCTGACTTGATGATCTCATTGAATATTGTGAGTTTTTGGAGACTGCTGAATTCACACGAGGTCGTTGATACTGAAAAAAGATACATCTTTCACACAACACACAAGTCGCTCATCAGCATTGCCTTCAGAAATTTTTCAAGCGATGCTATGTCTCAAGGATGATGGATTCTGAAATATATCACATTCCAGTTGCAAGATTCAAAAAGACTGAGCTTTCATATCTTTCACACGATGAAGTTGAACAGTTTTTCGATATCACAAAAACATCAAGAGATCCTATCAAGAGAGTGAGAGATGAGCTTTTGTTCAGAATAGCATATTTCACAGGATTGAGAAAAACAGAAATTCTGAATCTGACCTTTGAGCAAATTCTCGAAGATGGTCAATTTCAGATTCAATGAAAGATGGATAAAAAGAGAACTGTCTTTTTTGATGATGAGTCAAAAATCAAACAGCTTGCTCTCGAGTTGAAATATCTATACATCAAAAACGAATCAAAGAGAAGAATCACTGAGGAGAAAGACTATGTGTTTCTTGTGACTGCTTGACAGTCTCGAGGACTAAAACTCTGAAGATGATGAGTCTATGTGTTGCTTGATGAATACAAAAGAAAACTCTGAATCAATAGAAGGCTCACTCTTCACTCATTCAGACACACATTCGCAACAACTCTATTGAATAACGGAGCAGATCTCAGAGAGGTTCAACTATTGCTGTGACATCAAAGCATTGCTTCAACTCAGGTCTATACTCACATTTCAGTTGATAGATTGAGAAATTGTGCTGCTTTGTTGCATCTATAAAATGAAAAGTAAGAGCAGAGAAGAACTTGAAAATCTCACGAAACGAACAAAAACGAACAAAAACGAACAAAAACGAGCAAAATATTTTTTTGAATAATTCTCCTACTTTTTAATTCATAAATCTCACGAAACGAACAAATTTTTGAAAAAATCGACACATAATATTATATATATAATATATAAATATATTATAAATAAATAATAATATACTATTATTAAATAATAGAAGAAAAAAGAAAGAAAATAAAAAAAGAAAGAAAAAAGAATGTCGGATGATCTCAAAAAATATGCAAATTTGATAAAAAATAGACATTTTTTCAACTTTTTTTGACTTTGTTTTTATAAAGACAAACTGACTTTTTGAACTTTTTACAAAAAAAAGTGCTTTTTTTGTTGCAAAATAAAAAATTTTGATTATACTAATATCAACACGATGGTCAAATAGCTCAACAAGAGCATCAAAACATTTTCTCAGACCATTCTCTTGCGATATGCAATAGAATGTCAAGAGAACCTGTTCAGGTTGTCTCTCAAGTTCAGAACTATCAAACCGTTGTGTTGAACAGCTCAACGGTTTTTCTTTTCTGTTGACATTCCATCTACTACACATCGAGTCTCTACTCAGTCAACAACTAGGAAAATCAAAAGCAAACTTTTATTTCCTTACAACAACACAAAGATGAAACAAAAGAAAATCAGAGTCGTTTCAAAGGGGAATTGAAAGAACTATCTTGCTTATTTGTTGGACTGATCAATTCAAGAAGCTGTAAAGTGTTGAGGATTGATCTATCTAGCGAAAATCAGTTCAGACTTCAAACTTATTCCTCAAGGAGAACATCTGCAAAAAAAAGACTTTATCCTTGTTGAATAACAAAATGAGAAAAAAATTTGAGTTTGAAAGTTTATTCCTCGAGATTTGAAGAAAGATCACTGATGAGAAATTGAGATTGAGGTTCTATGAATCAATCATCGAGTTCGGAATCAATGATGCTCTTCCTGAAGATGATGAGCTTTCAGCTTCGCTCCTTGTTCCTATCCAGTCAATAGAGAAATCACACGAGATTTCAGACAAGAGATCAGAAGCAGGGAAGAAATCAAAAAAAGTCTGAAACAAGAATGCAAGCAAAAAGAACTCTAAGAAACGAACGAAAGAACAAAAAGAAGAAACAAAAGAAACAGTTCAAACTTCTACTGAGATTGTTGAGGTCAAGAATGAGAAGAAAGACAAAAACACAGAGAAGAGAGAACAAAACATTGAATTGATTGAAGCTATTCAAGAGAAGGTCGAATCCTATTGATTGATATACAAAGGATGAACAAACGAGCGAATCAATGCAACAAACTTGAGAACTTCAAAGCAATTCAAAGCAACAGCTGAGAAATTTTGACTCACTACTACACAACTCGCTCTCGCTGTGATAGATGCTTCAATGAGTGATAAGTTCCGAAATTGAAAGATAAATAATTGCGAGACTATCTATCACAACTATGCAAGAATTATTAACAATGCAAGAGCAAAGAATCAAAGACTCTCAGACTCAATTGCAACTTTACCTTGAGCATAACAACACAAGATGAGCAACAACACCAACATCAAACAGTATCAGAAACTCACGATGATTGTATTGAAATCGTGAAAGATATTGAGGACTCCTGCCTCAAGAGAAGAAGTTCAAACAATATTGAATGATGATAGAAAAGACTACCTCGTTATTGATTGAGTCGGATTCAATAGAAAAACTTCAGTTGATACTTTCTTTGAATTTGTCCCTGATGATATGGAATGCTTCATCTTATCTCAGCCGAAAGATGTTCAAGAAAAGCTGAGATTCATACTCAAAGATAGAGAATGAAGATGACTGACTACCAATTGAACAGACCATCTTCGAAAGATCTACGAATCGAAATATTTATCTCAATAAGGTTCTACAAAAATGACAGATTCTACTACAACAACACAATGACTCAAAGCAAAACTATTCGAATTTCAAAAGCTTTGAATCGTAATTGAAAGGAATGCTAAGTGATACAACTACAAGTATTCATCCTATGACTACATTCGAGAGAAAATCTGAATCAAACTCAATAAATTGAAAATCCTTGTATCTCACAAGATTCAAGACTACTGAGGAATCTTATATCTTGAGACTACTATCTCAGATATGGAATCAGATGACTCTCAGACTTCAGCAATTCCTATTGCTCAAAATCTTACTCCTCAAAGTATGGGAAGCTCGATCACTTACTACAAGAGATATAATCTAGGAGCTTTGTTGAATTTAATCATAGAAGGAGAAGATGATGACTGAGCAGCTGCAGAGAAAAAAACTACTACACAAAAGAAAGCTGACTCAACTCAAAAGCCACAATTCCTTGATGCAAATTTCGAAAAGTTCAAGCAATGGACAAAAGGGAAAACTCTTGAACAGATAACTATTCAGAAAGATGAAATTCTTGCGAAATACACTGTGTCAGATGAAATGTGCAAAAAACTTGATGACTTTTTATTCAATCTATAACAAATCAAAATGAACAAAACAACACAAAGAATATTCAGAAATGCTGTAGATCATATCGACTACACATTCGACTCTCTTCAGTTTTGAGAGTTTACAATCAAACATTCTCGAGGATGAGACAAAATCCTGAAAGATGATAAAAGGATTTGAATGATATCTGATTGAGTTGTGTTCATCAATTCAATCTTAGAGAGAATCAGATTCAATATAGCAGTCAAAAAAAATCTTCAAACAATCTGCAACTTCTATGAAAAAATCATCGAAGCAAAGAAAGAAAAAATCGACACTCACGAAAAGAAAATCAAAGAGATAGAATGAGAGAATGAAATATTGAAGAAAGAAAATGAAGATTTGAAAGAAAAAATCGCAAAAGCTGTTTGCGATGATATCGAAGAAAGCTCTCCAAAGAGAAGAAATCGATCAGCTTTATCATCTATCAAATAAGGAAATGACAAAGAAAATAAATCTATCAAACTGGTCAATCAATCTATTGAAAGCTGACAATGTTCAATGGTTCAAGTGATATGTTCTCGGACAATGGGAAAATGAATTCAAATCATATTTTGCAGTCTGAGAGTGTTTCGCTTCTTGTATGGATTGTCGAGCAAAATTCGGAGATTTCAATTCTGAATAC